TACGAGATTACAAGGTGACTGGAGTTCAGACGTGTGCTCTTCCGATCTCATACCGGCGAGGCGGAGAGCAGGTACCAAAACCGACTTGCGCAGGCAACCCTGTGGAACCAGCTTGAGCTTACTCTAGGTGGTTGGATAGGACGTCCTTTCAGGGACCCGCTTAAGCTTAATGAGGACGTACCAGATGAGATTAAGAACATCTCTCAGGACGTAGATCAGTTAGGCACCAATATTGACACGTTCGCCAGATCATGGTTTTACAGTGGTGTGTCCAAAGCGTTCTGTCATGTTCTTATAGAGCAGCCCCAAGTCCTTGAAAGGGAGGATGGTGAGCGTCTATCACAAGAAGATAGTAGAAGGCAGGGGATACGTCCTTACTGGTGCATTATTGAACCGGACGAGGTCATAGCCGCCAGATCAGAGGTCATTGATGGACAGGAGGCATACGTACATGTCCGGATCCACGAGGTAACTCTAGAGGCTGATCCAAAGGATGCCTTTGCAGAACTTTGGGTTGAGCGCATCCGTGTCTATGACAGGGTCAATAACGTGGTAACCGTTACCGTTTACAGGAGAGATCCTGAAAAGAGCGGTGATGCCAAGGATGATTGGCCACTTGACCCAGACAATCCGGTAACAACTCTCGGGATAAATGTTATACCAATGGTCACGTTCTACGCAAATCGTCAAGGGTTTCTCTTAGGAAAGAGCCCATTGCAAGATTTGGCCGAGCTAAATAGGCGTCACTGGAACAGTCAGAGCGACCAGGACAATATCCTAACTATAGCAAGATTTCCTATACTAGCGGCCAGCGGCGTAACCAGCATTGATGGAAGTGATTCTCTTAGCGGAGATCCCCAAGCAGGTCGGGACTTCAGTGGAAGAACCAAAGGTACCGTCATTGGTCCATTCAATGTTCTGGTGAGCGAAGAGGTTGGGTCGAAATATTATTATGTCGAGCACAAGGGAGCAGCGATAAAGTCTGGGCAGGATAGTCTTGAGAAACTTGAGGGTAAAATGGCGGCCTACGGGAGTGAGTTTTTGAAAAAGTCCCCTGATCGACAAACCGCCACTGCCCGTGCAATGGACTCACAGGAGAGTGTTAGCCCATTACAGGCGATAACGTTGAATTTTATAGATGCTATGCAAAGCGCACTTGCGCTCACTGCCAGGTGGATGAATTTGTCCTCTGATGAGACCAAGGTGAATGAGACTTTTCATGGCGGGACGATAAGCCTTGTTACAGATTTTGGGCCGGAAGATGCAAGTGGTGTAGACCAAGCACTTCTAACCTCAATGCAACAAGCACGTGTTATTAGCGCACAACAAATGCGGCGGGAGGCCAAGCGTCGTGGCGTTCTGTCGGATGATTTTGATGAAGATCAGAATGCTAGAGAGTTAGCATCGGAAGCACTGGACCTTGAGCAGACTCAAGTTCCGGCAGCTGCAAAAGACCTTGACCCTAGCGAAGAGTCTACGGAAGAGGACGAAAAGAACGAAGATAGAAAGAAAGAGGACGAGGATGAATAGAGATCAAAAAGAAGCCTCCAAGATCATAGCGGAGTCTACGGAGATGGCGAGAACTATGGCACTCATGATCTACGGATTTGGTAGGACCATGACGATGCTTACATTTAAGCCAAAGCAGGCGGCGGTGCATTGCATACAAGCAGCCGACGAGCTTAAGGTGATGACCAACCAAATGATTGCGCTATCTGAGAGAATTGTAGAATGGGATTCCAATAAGCTCATTGTTGCAGGAAAGGCGCTTGTCGATGTCAACAACAAACCCATCCAAAGCTAGTGAATTGATTCCCGACAAGAACGGGTTCGTGAAGGGTGACAGTGGGAAAAAGTACCGGCCTGAGCTGGTTGCTATCGAATTCCGGACTGGTATGGCAGAGATTTTGGCTGAGGGCGCAGTTGAATATGGGGATGACAACTGGAAAAACTGCACAGACCCGAGTAGATACATTGGGGCACTCATGCGTCACATGGAGTCATTTGAGCGCGGGGAGAAGGTTGATCCTAAGAGTGGGCATCATACCCTACTTCACGCGGCGTGCTGCATAATGATGCTGCATGGGATTGACTTGATTATGAATGGAGACTCTTCTGCACCATCAGAGTTAGAGGAGACTCTTTCCGATCATATGTCACAATTCCAGAATTCTCAAAAGGTGGACATGTCAAAAGTCTTTGAGGGATCTAGCACACCTAATCCAGGTGGCTTATATTAGCTGATGCCCGAGCATGAGATCATAGATGGGTCGATCATGAATGAGATATCCTTGCAGCGCTATATTCGCCGCGAGGTACGTCTCATGCTTGAATTATTTGAGGAGTATGATCAGGCTCTGTCAAAACTTCTTAGAAAGTCCTTTCGATCTGGCGACGCGATTGGGTCAAGACGCTTCAAGACCCTACTTCGTAAAATAAAGTCGCTCCGCTCTGAGATGATTGGCAAGGCCAGGGTTCATAACCGAGCCAGCTTGGAAGACGTATCTAAGGTGGAGCATGATAAAGAATGGGCTTTGCTACTTGGTGCGTTATCGTTAACCGAGAAAAGCCCGACTCGATCGAAGGTGTCTGAGTCCCTCAAACATTCGTTCAGCACTGGGTCCTCAAGCGCGTCAACATTAAGTGAATGGTGGTCGGCGCTTCTTGCCGCTGATTATAAACGGATCAAGGATGCGATAACCTTAATTGCTTCCCAGCAAGGCAGTGTGGACGACGCCGTTAGGTTAGTTATAGGCACAGAGTCCCAAAAGTTTAGGGATGGTGTATCTGGCAGGTCTAGAAACAATGTTCGCGCACTAGTCGCCACGGCTATTGCGCATGTTGTTCAATTTGCCCGGGAGCACCTATGGAGGTTAGTCCCTTCCACCATTGGGATGATGTGGATTTCCATACTGGATGGCAGGACGACAGCAATTTGTCGATCTCGCGACAATAAGGTAGTAATGTTTGGTGACAACATTGCACCAGATGGTGTTAGGCTCCTGTCTCCCCAAGGGGCGCGACCTCCCGCACACCCAAATTGCAGGTCTCGAATGATGGCCATTGTGCATGGGATGGAAGTACAGATAAGGGAATCCTTCGACGAATTTTTACGAGCACAGACACCCGCCAACCAAAATAAGATTTTGGGTGACACCAAAGCCGGAATGTTCCGACGAGGTGAAGTCACCTTGGATGATTTTGTCGATGATATCGGCAATGAATTTACGATCAAACAATTGCGAGCAGCATAGAAGATAAAGGAAGACGCGATGACTTTCATATTTGGACAGAACGAAACAGTAACGAATTTGGAGGAGGTTGATGAAAATCTGCGCTCCTTCTATACTCAAAATGAGTCCGCAGATGGATTTGTGATCAAGCCAGATATGCTTGAGACATCAAAGGCCTGGGACGGAATAAATGGTGCAAACGTTGCCATTCGAAAAGAGAATAAGAGTCTCAAGGGCGGTAAGGTTGATCTATCAGGCCTTTCTGAGTACGGAACAACCCCATCAGAGATACTCGAAGCTTTCACTGGCCGCACAAAAGAGCTTAGTGATGCCCTCGACAAAAAAGAGGGTCACGTAAACCCTGAGAAGATCAGGGTTGAGATGAAGAAGGCCCACAACGTTGAGTTGGACACTGCGAATAAGCGAGCAGACAGCTACAAGTCCCAGCTTTATAACACTCTTGTAACCAACGTGGCCATGTCTGCGATCAATGAGCACAAAGGCAACGCCGAGCTGTTGATGGGATTTGTGACCAATCAGGTTGTGATGAAGGACATTGATGGGAAGCTCGAATCTCATGTGATTGATGAGGACGGAGATCGCCGTATGGGTGGTGCGGGATCTTACATGACCGTTGCCGAGCTTGTGAAAAATATGAAGGGTGAGAAGAAATTCGCGGCACTCTTCGATGCCAACGTGAATAACGGTTCTGGGCCTCCCGTCAACCGATCTAATCAGGGTGGACCTGCCCCGAAGGGTGCGAAGATGAGTTCGGGGGACCGAATCCAGTCAGCTCTCAACAAGCGAGCGGGTCGGTAGTACATACACCTACACAATAGGATAAGGGGCCGCCTCTGAAAAGGGGTGGCCTTTTTTGTTAAAGACTTGACATTCGTAAACTGTTGATAGTAGGTTACTATCTATCTGATCACAAGGGCGACCCTGGTGATCGAAAACCAATCCGAGCGATTCGGTATCTCGATCAACCCTTTTACAACAAAACCAGGAGGCCTCATCATGGCCAGCGTTACACTTTCAGAGTCGGCAAAACTTTCTCAAGATGATATGGTCATTGGCCTTATTGAGTCGATTGTCACCGTAGACAAATTTTTTCAAATGGTTCCTTTCGATGGTCTTGAAGGAAATGCGATTGCTTACAATCGTGAATTGACCACAGGTACGGTTGCGACCGTAGCCCCTGGCGATGATATCGGACCCGATGTTGTTGCAGGTAACAACCAAGCAGAGCGACTCCTTGCCAAGGACGCCGCGACGTTCACTCAAGTTACGAGCGCACTTACTACGATCATGGGTGATGCAGAGGTTAACCAGCTCATTCAACAGACTCGATCTGACAAGAATGATCAAACCGGTGTTCAGATCGCGTCCAAGGCGAAGAGTGCGGGACGAAAATACCAGAACCTTCTTATTAATGGTGTTGCTGGTGCCAACAACGAGTTTGCAGGATTGCTTACGCTTGTTCCCACGGCGCAAAAGGTAAACACCGCCGCAAACGGGGAGCCTCTCTCCTTTGAGATTCTCGACGAGTTGATGGATCTACCAAAGGACAAGGACGGCCAGGTTGATTATTTCATGATGACTCGTCGAACGCTTCGTGCATATCAAGCACTGCTTCGCGGCCTTGGTGGAGCAAGCATCGGAGACGTGGTCACACTCCCTGATGGGACTAAGATTCCTGCCTACCGTAACACACCGATCTTCGTGAACGATTACATTCCGGTTAACCAGGTAAAGGGTGGCAGCGCCGCCATTTGCACAACCATCTTTGCAGGAACCTTCGACGACGGTTCCCGAACAATTGGTATCGCTGGGCTAACCGCAACCAATCAAAGTGGTCTCCACGTTGAAGACGTTGGTATCCACTACACCCGAGATGAGCGCATCTGGCGTGTAAAGTGGTATTGCGGGCTGGCTCTTTTCAGTGAGCTTGGTATCGCAAGCGCGGACGGTATCACTAACTAAGTTATCAAGACCTTTATTTCAGCCCCCTTCGTTATCACGGAGGGGGCTTTAAACGTGAACCCCTAGAACGAATTAGACCGCAGGAAAATCATATGCAAATAGCACTTCAAATGGTGGGCCACCACCGCACAAGCACAATCAACATAAAAGGTGTCCAGTTTACCCGTGGTAAAGCCATGGTGTATGGTGCAGATGAGCTTGTTGGAAATATCTGCCGATACCTTGAGACTTACGGGGCCTATCAACCTCACATCGCTGAGCGGAAGCAGGCAATTCTCGACGGTGAGGGGGATATGTTAGGCATTCGAGCGGCCCGAAGAAATTTGGAGAAGGCCGAGCAACAAGCCGCCGAAGCACGCGCACAAATCCTTAAAGCTACTGAAGAGGTGGAGGAGCGGCTCAAGATTGAAGCCAGTGAGAAGGCTTCAGATGCCAAAAAGGCGGCAGCTGCGCTAAATCCTTCAATGAAAGAAGAGTCTGATGGCACAGTGGAAGATAAGTCGTCTACCGAAGGACGGGGCAGTGAGCAAACTGCAAGTTCAAAAGGCTCTAAGCCAAACAAGCGCAACAACGGGTAACGATCAGCAATTACTGGGGGAGCCCAGCGCTAGTATTCAAGGCGACGAGACAAGTGACCAAGGTATGCCACTAGGCATTGACTATAACACCACTGCCAAACGACAATAGGACCCAATCACATGCCCACATATAAAGCAGAACTCCCTTCCAGCCTTCCTGGCATCTCGTTGAAGAACGGCACGAATGTGTTGATCATCGAAGCGACGGATGCCACTGATGCCGCCGCCTTAGT